ATCCATAAACCATATGCGTTAATTTTTTATCCGTCTCCATGTTGCCATCTTTTAACCAATCAAGATTATACTTGTTGCAAAATTCCTTAACTGCTTCATAATGATTTTCAGCAGTATCAAGGGAATAATTCCAACCAATTATGACACTCCATGAATCTCGGTTATACGTATCAGTCCAACATTTTATTCTTTCGCCTTTTGTATCTGTAGGCTTTAAAAATTTTGTTTTAATTACTAATGCCATTGTCTATCCTCCTTAGTTAATAATATAACAAAAGTTAATTATTAAATCAATCATTAAATTTTTTCTACAATATTTTTATATGTGTAGTCTATTAAAGTTGTATCATATTCTTTAAAAAATTTTATTAAATCTTTATTGGCATTCTCAGCGAACCAAAAAAACCAATAATCCAACGTGTTCTCATTAAGCTCTTCATCATCTCCAAAGATTGTATTTTTTAAATCTATCTCCAGATCAAATTCTAAAGTAAATTTATATTTAGACATTTTTCATCATCTCCGTTATGTAATCTTTTTTCACCATCTCCGTTATGTAATCTTTTATAGCTTTAGTTTTACCTAATTTATAATAATATTTTATAATTCCTATTTGATAAACTGGTAAATCAAAAAGTTCAAAATTAAAAACATCATTAATATATTGTTTTAAGTTTTTATAATTATTCATTTTCTTTGACCTCCTCCATCTCTTCAAAATATCTATTTATCTGAATAGGCACATTGTATCTTTTTCCTGTGGCTTCATCTAGCCATATTTCATATTCAACACCATCACCATCATGATATGTTAAATCACCATATTCAAATTTCCTTTCTATTATTCTTATTTCGTCCTTTGTCATTATTCTGATCCTCCATTATAATATTTTGATTCTGTCATATTCCAATCTAAATAATCATCATCATCTAGATTATATTGTCTTAGTTCGAACCATTCCCAATCATCTAAATTTCTATATTCCTGAAATACTTGAAAAGCCCTTTTTTCATAATCTTCATCTGATTCGTTGTCTCCTCTTTCGATTTCATAAGATTCATCTATTTTGAAAGCTGAATCATTAACCAATACTCTATATTCTATATTCATTACTCTTGACCTCCATCTTCATCAATTTCATAATCATAATCATATAAATCAATTTCAGGTTCTGAAAATCCCGATTGATTATGATTAATATAATCTTCTATTTCAGAATTATGTGATATTTTAGTTTCCATAGAACTTACAATTTTTGATATAAAATCTTTATTTTGATTTAATAAATCCCTAATTAAAAAAGTTTCTTTATCCCATCCTTTAGGTAAATCATCTTCATCAATTAAATTGACCTCTATTAAATCAATATCATCTGGTAAATCTAAAATATAATCATTTTGTAACGTTTCAGTATATGTTATATATAAACTCATTGTGCTGATCCTCCATAAATTTTATTTTCTCGTACTGTATTCTTAATATAATCAAGCATTTCATTTATTAAATCATGCTTATAATAATATTTAATCATACCCCATTGATAAATATTAATATCATTTAAATCTTTTTGATTGTAATTATGAATTGCAACCAATAATGTTTTTAGTGTTTTCATTTGTTGACCTCCAAGTCTATAAATTGTATTTACTATACAGTTTATAATATATTGTTAAATAAATCAACAAATTTATTAAATAATTTATTTATATTTATTATATTAATTTAAAACTTTAGCAGTTATAATTATATATAGATAGATTCTTATTATATTTATTACTAAATAATATTATTAACTACTTTAGTTAAACGGCCGCCAATCTAGAAAAAGATTTAAAGCAATATTGAAATGTTACTACAATCTAATATATATAAAATATAATTTAAGTAGGAGGTCTTAACTTGGAGGATCTAAAAATTATGGTTTCCAACACACCCACACATTTATTTCCAGGGCTACTGTATAAAAAGTTTATACTGTACAAAAAGAAAGTATAGCTTATAAGGGTACTACCCCCCAAAACGACAGCAACTGCTATATATATATGGATTCGATCACGCATTGTAGGGGTATTTTTAGGTGTTTACATAGGTATACAGGTTGTATATACAAGATAAAAGTGTTATAGTAGTAAAAACAATGTACAAACAACTAACTGAAAAGCAAAAAGCGTTTATAGAACACTATTCTCAAACAGGTAATGCAAAAGCGTCTGCAATAAAAGCAGGATATTCAGAAAAAACTGCAGAACAGCAGGGATATGAGCTAAAAAACAAACTATCTAATGAAATAACAGAACATACTAGAAAGTTAATGGCAAGTGCTGCACCTTTGGCTATAGATAAACTTATAAAACTGGTAGAAGATGATAAAACTACACAGTCAGTAAAGCTAGGTGCTATCAATTCATTGCTTGACAGGACAGGTTATCAAACAGTTAACAAAATTGAAGATGTAACAAACAAAAAAACAGATGAAGAATTACAAGAAGAACTTGGTCGTTTATTGTCTGTAATCAAAATAACATCTCCTGACAAGGATGATCTAAATTAATGGACGAATACCTACTAGAAAACTGGCAAGAAAACAATTCAAGTGATGATGAAGGATATTACAACTGTCCTTGTTGTGATTATGCTCTTGATATAATAGAGAAAGATGAAAGCAACTATGTATTTTGCTGGAATAAATGCTTATATACTGAGGAAGAATTTTTAAATGAGTTTAGAAAGAGCAGTAGAAATAGCTAAAGAATTAGAGAAAAGAAAAGCGACTAATACACTTAAACATTACAAACCATATGAGTATCAAATAAACTTTCACAATACCATAGCATCTCAAAGATTACTTATGGCTGGTAATAGGATAGGAAAATCGTTCTGTGGTGCTATGGAGATGGCATATCATTTAACTGGCAAATATCCTGACTGGTGGAAAGGCAAGAAGTTTGATAAACCTATAAGGGCCTGGGTAGGTGGTGTGTCAAATGAAACTACTAGAGATGTATGTCAGAAAGAACTTGTAGGTCAACCAGATGATCCTGGTGCTAAAGGTACAGGATCTATACCACTTGATGATATAGGAGATACAACTAGAAAACCAGGTGTGCCAAATGCTATGAACAGCTTAGTTATTAAACACGTTAGTGGTGGATGGTCAAGACTTGCATTCAAAGCATATGAAATGGGTAAAGAAAAATGGATGGGTGAAGCTGTAGATGTAGTCTGGTTAGATGAAGAACCACCAACCTCAATATATACTCAAGCACTTACAAGAACTGCAGACAGAGGTGGCATAGTGTATATGACATTCACACCTGAGTCTGGCATGACAGAAACAGTAGCACAGTTTATGAATGACCTTAGACCTGGCCAAGCACTATTACAAGCTGGTTGGGATGATGCACCTCACATGACATCAAATGTAAGAGAGCAAATACTTGCTGCGTTACCACCACACGAAAGAAAGATGCGTGAGCAAGGTGTACCACAAATAGGTTCTGGTCTTGTATTCCCTGTGGCAGAAGATGAAATAGTTTGTGAACCGATAGATATACCAGATCATTGGACAAGAATATGTGGGCTAGATTTTGGATGGGATCACCCAACTGCTGCCGTATGGATTGCATGGGATAGAGATGCTGATGTAGCGTATGTTTATGATAGCTATGCTCTTAGACAAGAGGCTGTGCCAATTCATGCGAGTGCAATTAAATCAAGAGGTAACTGGATACCTGTGATCTGGCCTATGGACGGCAGACAAGCTGACAAAGGTTCTGGTAAATCTCTTACTGAGCAATACAGAGCAGAGGGTGTAAACATGACAAGAGAACATTTTAGTAACCCACCAGCACAAGGACAAAAAGAAGGTTCAGGTGGTAACTCAGTTGAAGCTGGTATTATGGAACTATATACAAGAATGCAAACAAAAAGATTGAAAATTTTTAAGAATCAAGATAAACTTTTAACTGAGCTTAGAATGTATCATAGGAAAAATGGTAAGATTGTTGCAGCTCATGATGATGTTATATCTGCTATGCGTTATGCAGTTATGTCATTAAGAAAAGCAAGAATTAAAAACTATGAACCTATGAACATACAAGCTGAATCGGAGTTTAATATTTTTGCATGAGAAAAGAACACAAGAGTAAAACTGGTGGACTTACTGCAGCAGGTAGAAGATACTTTAAAAGAAAAGAAGGATCTAATCTAAAACCTCCTGTTAAGTCTGGCACAAACCCTAGACGTGTTTCTTTCGCTGCAAGATTTGCTGGTATGAAAGGACCTATGAAAGATAGCAAGGGCCGACCAACCAGAAAAGCCTTAGCCCTAAAAAAATGGGGTTTTGGTAGTGTTGAAGCAGCAAGAAATTTTGCTAATAAACACAAGAAGAAAAAAACTAGTAGAGCATAGGAGGGATATTATTATGCCAATGGGAAAAGGAACATACGGAAGTAAAAGAGGTAAGCCATCTAAAAAAGCTAAAACAAAGATGACACCAGCCATGAAAAAGAAAATGATGATGAAAAAGAAAAAGGGGATGATGTAGTGCCAGGTAAAAAATTATCACCAAAACAAAAAAAAATTGCTAGGGTTGCATCACCAAGAAATAAAATTACTGGTGCTGATTTTGCAAAATTAAAAGGCAATAAAAAAAGAAATGGCAAAAAGAAAATTTAAAAAAGTACCTAAAACAAAAGGTGGTGTACCCACAAAATATGTTAGAGGTGCTAAGAATCCTAAAAAGCGTGAAGCAGAAATTAAAAGGACTCGTAAACTTTATAGAGAAGGCAAACTTACTCCAGCCATGATGGACAAAATTAGTAAGCAAAGGAGCAGAGGATAATGGCAGTAAAAAAGAAAACAGGTAAGTATAGTGGCATATCTGGTTCTTCAAAATTTTCTAAATCAAAATTAGATGCTGTATATAAGCGTGGCCTTGGAGCATATTATTCTTCAGGTTCTAGGCCAAAAGTATCTGCACATCAATGGGCTATGGGTAGAGTTAAAAGTTTTGTAACAGGTAAGGGTGGAGCTAGAAAAGCAGACGCTGATTTATTAAGAAAAGGAAGTAAAAAGAAAAAATGAAAAAACCAGGATTATATGCAAATATTCATGCCAAGCGTAAGCGTGGTGAAAAAATGAGAAAAAAAGGAGCAAAAGGCAGTCCAACAGCTGCAGCATTTAAAAGAGCTGCAAAGACTGCTAGGAGAAAATAATGGGTTCAGTAGCATCAATAGTACCATCAATCATTGGTAGTGTAGTAGGCAGAGCAATAAGTGGTGTTGTAGGTATTGGTAAAAAGAAAAGAAAAGTACCAGAGCCAAAACAACTTATGGAAAAAATGCCAACTACAACACAGCCAGTCGCACAAAGACTTGCATCACAGTATGGTGGATCAACCATGCTTACAGGTGCATCTGGTATTACAGAAGAAGCAACAACAAGCAAAACTTTATTAGGTGGATAATGATAGAACCAGTTTTTGATCAGTTGCAAAAAGAAAAATTTTACAAATGGATTTCGCCTAGAGCAGATATTGAAGTAGATGATTATACAACTATTGGCTTTGTTAATGGAGATGAAATAGTAGGTGTAATACTTTTTTGTAATTATGATGGTAACAATATTTATGTTCATATAGCTGCAGAGTACCCAGGTGCTGTACAAAGAAGATTTATTATATTAATGTTTGATTATATTTTTAATCAAGCAAAATGTCAGAGAGTAACTGCTACTTGTCTTGCAAATAAGAAACGTAGTCAAAAGCTAATTGAAGGTGTAGGTTTTAAAAAAGAAGGATTATTAAAGAATTTTGTAAAAAAAGATGATACACTATATGATATTATAATTTATGGAATGCAGAAAGAGGATTGTAAATGGGTAACATACCAATAATAGGACCATTGTTAGCACCAAAAACGCCAAAGCTACCACCAGGTCCAGATGCAGAAATGCTTGAAAAAGAAAGACAAGCAGAAGCAAAATTAGAAAAAGAAAGAAAAAGACTTTTAGCTGGTAAAGCTATGGGAATGCAATCAACTATTTTAACTGGTGGTCAAGGTGTTGAAGAAGAAGCTACTACATCAAGAACATTACTTGGTGGTTATTAATGGAAAAATACGATTACATTAAAAAAAGATATAATGAAATGAGTTCTAATAGAGGAACTTGGGAAGATCATTGGCAAGAAATTTTAGATTACGTAATGCCACGTAAAGCTGACATAGTTACAAAAAGAATAAGTGGAGATAAAAGAACAGAGGTCTTGTTTGATTCTACAGCTATGACAGCAAATATGTTACTTGCTGCTAGTTTACAAGGAACCCTTACATCACCATCAAGGCAATGGTTTTTCTTAACTACAAATGATGATGATTTAAATCAAGACAGAGAAGTACAGCTATATTTAGAAGACTCTGCAAAAAGAATGTATGATGTTTTTAATCAAACTAATTTTAATACAGAAGTACATGAATTATATTTAGATTTGTGTTCAATAGGAACTGGTTGTTTGTTTGTTGAGGAAGGCAATAAAGGTTTTAAAGAAGATTCAATACATTTTCAAACTTTACATATTTCAGAATTTTATATACACGAAAACATAAGTGGTTACATAGATACACTTTACAGAAAATATAAACTTACAGCTAGACAAGCAGTTCAAGAGTTTGGTGAAGACAATGTTGGGCCAAAAATATTAGAGGCTGCTCGTATGAAACCAGAAAAAAAATTTAATTTTATCCATGCTGTTGAACCAACAAAAGATTTTGAAAGAGTTTTTGGTGAATCTAATACAAAATTACCATTTCATTCATGTCATGTATGTGAAGAAGATAAAATGATAAATAGAGTTGGTGGTTACAATGAATTTCCATATCTAGTTCCACGTTGGTCAAAAGCAACTGGAGAAATATATGGACGTTCACCATCTTACAATGCTTTGCCAGATATAAAAACATTAAACAAAGCTGTTGAAATAGGACTAAAGGCATGGTCAAAAGCTATTGATCCTCCGTTATTAGTACAAGATGATGGTGTTATAGGCAGAGTAAGAATGACACCTGGTGGTATTACAGTTATAAGAAATGATGCAGCAGTAAAACCATTTCAGTCTGGTGCAAACTTTCAAGTTACTACATTCAAAGAAGCTGAACTAAAAACAGCTATTAGACAAGCATACTACTCAGACCAATTGCAATTGCAACAAGGACCACAAATGACTGCCACAGAAGTGCAAGTAAGATATGAACTAATGCAAAGACTGTTAGGTCCTACGCTTGGTAGATTTCAGTCAGAGTTTTTAAACCCACTTATTGAAAGGGTGTTTGGTATCATGGAAAGAAACAATGCTTTACAACCAGCACCACGAATATTAGAAGGAGAGGACGTTCAAATAGAATATGTTGGTCCACTTGCAAGATCACAACGTATGGAAGAAGCAGTTGCAGTTGAAAGACTGTATCAACTTGCTATGCAACTTGCACAAGCTGATCCTTCAGTTATGGATATACTTAATCATGATGAAGCTATTAGAGCAAGAGCAGAACTTTTAGGAGTACCAAAATCTGTTCTTAGAGGTAGAGCAGAAGTTGATGAACTTAGACAAGCCAGAATGGAACAACAAGCTATGCAACAGCAGATGATGATGCAACAACAACAGGCTGAGATTGGTGCAAAACAAGCAGCATCACTTGAATCTCTTGCAAAACCAGAAACAAGAGCAGTTGCAGAGGAAGTGTCTGCTGAGTTAGAGGAAGATATTGAAGAATAATTTAGATGAAGAATTAAAACAACAAAAGATAGATTACTTAACAACTTTTACAACACCAGAAGGTGAAAGAGTTTTGGCTGATCTTACATCAGCTTATTACCATAGGAGTTCTTTTAGTAAAGATCCCTATGAAACTGCTTTCAAGGAAGGGCAAAGAGCAGTTATAGTCAGAATACTAAATCTTTTAAAGGAGGATATAACAAATGGCTGACGAACAAACGACCACAGAAGTGGCAGACAATCCCGAACCAGCAACAGAGCAAAACTCTGAGTCTGTATTAGGATCTGGCATAAGTGATAATCAAACACAAACTGATTGGAAATCATCTTTGCCAGAAGAGTTGAGAAACGAACCTACTTTGCAAAATCTAAATGATGTAGAATCATTAGCAAAGACAGTAGTGCATCAACAAAAAATGATAGGTAATAGAATACCTTTACCAAAAACAGAAGAGGAGAAAGTTGAATTGTATAACAAACTTGGTAGACCACAAGAACCAAGTAAGTATGAACTTAATATTCCAGATTCTCATAAACAACATTTTAATGAAACATCTGTAAATCAATTTAAAACTGTTGCACACAAAATTGGATTGAATAATGAACAAGTAAATGCTTTGATGGAATATCAATTAAATGAAATAAACAACTCTGGTCAAATTCAAGAATCACAAATAAATGTACAACGTGAGGAAGCAGAAAAAACTTTGAAAGAAGAATGGGGTTACGATTTTGATAAGAATTTACGTTCTGCAATGAGAGCTGTTGATGTTTATGGTGATGAAGAGCTTAAAGAAGTCTTAAATGGACCAGCAGGTAATAGTCCAGCAATGGCACGATTCTTAAATAGAATTGGTCAAGAGGTTACTGAAGAAATGGCAAAAAACACACAAAACAATACTATTGCTGCTTCTACTCTTGATGCAAAACAAGAAATAGAACAAATTATGGCTGATCCTAAAAATCCATATTTCAACGCAAAACATAAAGACCATAAAGCAATGGTTGATAGAATGCGACAATTACATGAAAAAGTTTATGGAAATTAGTTTTCTTGTGATATAATAACTTTACCAAAGTTCTGCCCTTCTTGGATAACAGATGTGGTGGCCATGATGGCCTTAAAATCCGTTGGATAACTACGTTATGTTATAAGGTGTCCCTTTTAGGATAAATACCGAGGATATAAATTTAAGGAGGACATGATATGTCAGTACAAATAACTACAGCTTTTGTAGAACAATACAAAAGTAATGTATTTCATTTGTCGCAGCAAAAAGGTTCAAGACTTAGAGATGCAGTTAGAACTGAAACTGTAACTGGTAAATCACATTTCTTTGAAAGAATTGGATCTACAGCTGCACAAAAAAGAACTTCCAGACATAGCGACACTCCGAGAGTCGATACACCTCACTCCCGTAGAAAAGTTACTATGGAAGATTACGATTGGGCAGACTTAATTGATCAAGAAGATAAAGTAAGAATGCTTATTAGCCCAGAGTCAGAATATGCACAAGCAGGTGCATGGGCAATGGGAAGAGCAATGGATGATGCAATTATTGATGCAGCTTCTGGTAACGCCTTTGGTGGCGTAGCTGGTGGCTCAACAGTAGCATTACCATCAGCACAAAAAATTGTGCATGGCTCTGCTGGATTATCAGTTACAAAACTGATCGAAGCAAAAGAAATTTTAGATGCAAACAGCGTTGATCCTGAAGAACCAAGATATTGCGTTGTAACATCAAAACAACTATCAGATTTGTTAGCAATAACACAAATTACATCTGCAGACTTTAACTCTGTTAAAGCATTAGTGCAAGGTGATATTAATACTTTCTTAGGTTTTAATTTTATTAGAACTGAAAGACTAGATACTAATTCATCTAGCAACAGATTAGTTTTAGCATTTGCAGAATCTGGTATAGGCCTCGCTGTCGGAGCAGATATTCAAACTAGAATAACTGAAAGAGCAGACAAAAATTATGCAACACAGGTGTTCTTATCAATGACAATCGGTGCAACTCGTATCGAAGATGAAAAAGTTGTTGAAATAGAATGTACTGAAAGTTAATAGGAGGAATTAAAATGGCAACAGCTAAATCAGTCGAAATTACAGCACTAGACGCAACGCCTAGAGAAGTCCTAGAAACTGGGAGTGCAGCAGGTAGAATGCGTGTAGCAAGTGGAACAATCGCAGCTGGAACTGGCGATATTGATAATGATGATGTATTAATGATGGTACAAATTCCATCAAATGCAAAAGTATTATCAATTAAACTATTCAATGATGACTTAGATTCTAATGGCTCACCAACTTTGGCAGCCAACGTAGGTCTTTACAAAGTTGATGGAACAGTTGTAGATGAAGATTGTTACGCAACAGCAATTACAGATTTACAAGCAGCAAATACTGCTGGTGTTGAAGTAGCTTTTGAAGCTAGAAATATCAATGCAGTTTCTAACTTTGCTTGGGAAGATGGTGGTTTATCATCAGATCCAGCAGAGCCTTTAAGAATTGCTTTGACTATGTCTAACGTAGCAGCAACAGCAGCAGCTGGTGATGTAACTCTAATTGTTACATATGTTGTAGACTAAAAACAACAATTGAGGGTAGTTTCGGCTACCCTCTTATAAGGTGAAAAATGGCAACAGAAGTTTCAATATGTTCAAATGCACTTAGAAGATTAGGAGATGATCCTATAACCTCACTTACAGATGACACAGAAAGAGCTAGACTTTGCAATGCTTTTTATGCAGATGCAAGAGATTCTTGTCTTAGAAGTCATCCTTGGAACTTTGCAATTACAAGAGCTTCTCTAGCTCAATTATCTGCTACACCTGTATATGGTTTTGATTATCAATTTGCTTTACCTACAGATCCTTTTTGCCTTAGAGTTTTATCTATGGAATTTGAGGATTACATATTTAAAGTAGAAAATTTATCAACACAAGGCAGAGTATTACTTACAGATCAGGAAACTGCTAAAATTATTTATATAGCGAGAGTTACTGACACAACACTATTTGATTCTTTATTTGTAGACACATTAATTGCTAAACTTGCAGCAGACTTAGCATATCCAGTTACTAATAGTCTAAAAGTACAGGAACAAATGTATAAGCTATTTCAGCTTAAACTTTCTGAAGCTCGTAGTATTGATGGACAAGAAGGGTTTATTGATGATCTTGTTTCAGATACATTTACGGATTTTAGAAAATAATGGCAAGAACACATCCAATACAAACAAATTTTACTGCAGGTGAACTTAGTTCTAAATTATTTGGACAGACTAATCTTGACAGATATAGAAATGGTGTAGAAACATTAGAAAACATGATTGTGTTTCCACAAGGTGGTGCAACTAGAAGAAGTGGATCAAGATTTATTTGTGAAGTAAAAGATTCATCTGCAACTACAAGACTTATACCATTTGAATTTAATGATGAACAAGCATATGTAATAGAGCTTGGAAACAATTACATGAGATTTTTTAAAGATCAAGGACAGATTACTGAAGCAACTAAATCCATATCTGCTATTACAAAAGCAAACCCAGCAGTTGTAACAGCAACTTCTCATGGTTACAGTAATGGCGACCATGTATGGATAAATGATGTTGTTGGTATGACAGAAGTAAATGCTAGAAGATATACTATAGCCAATGTAACAACTCATACTTTTGAATTGTCAGGAGTAAATTCTACAAACTATACTACATACACTTCAGGTGGCACAGCAGCAAAAGTGTTTGAGATAACAACTACATACACATCAGCACAACTGTTTGATTTACAATTTGCACAATCAGCAGATGTTATGTACATAGTTCACGAAGCACATGAACCAGCAAAATTGTCAAGAACAGGGCATACATCTTGGACACTTACAGATGTAGATTTTGAAGCAACTGGTCCATATTTAGATCCTAACACTACAACCACAACTCTAACACCAGCATCAGCAAGTACAGGCACAGGTGTAGATATAACAGCATCTGCAACTACTGGTATTAATGGTGGTGATGGTTTTCAAACTACAGATGTAGGTAGACTTATAAAATTTAATAGTGGTGAAGCAGTCATAACTAGTAGGACAAGCACAACTGTGGTTGTTTGTACCATAACAAAAGCATTTGCAAACACAGATGCAACAGTAGCTTTTCAGCTTGGCACGTTTTCTGCAACAACAGGTTTTCCAAAAGCTGTAACTTTTTTTGAACAAAGGTTAATTTATGGTGGCACAACATCATTTCCACAAACTATATTTGCATCACAGTCTGGATTGTTTGACAATTTTGATGTAGATGATTCAAGTGCATCTGATGCATTTATTTACACTATTGCATCTAATAGAGTAAATGTAATTAGATCGTTAGCACCAGCAAGAGATTTAATAATTTTTACTGCAGGTGGTGAATTTAAAGTATCAAGACCTACTGGAGAACCACTAAAACCAGATAACGTAAACATAACAAGACAAACTACATATGGATCACATACTACACAATCAGTACAAATTGATGATGCAATTATCTTTTTGCAAAAACAAAGACAAAAAGTTAGAGCTTTTGAATTTAGATTTGCAGATGATGCTTTTATAGCTCCTGATTTAACTTTGTTAGCAGATCAAGTTACAGGCACAGGTCTTGTTGATTTAGATTATGCACAAGAACCAGACAGAATTTTATTTGCAGCAAGAGATGATGGTCAACTTGTAGGACTTACATATTTAAAAGATGAAAAAATACTTGCATGGCACAGACAAATTATAGGTGGCAAGGCACAATCTTGTACTGTTACAGTTACAGATTATAACAATACAATATCAGGAACAAAATTAACTTTTACAAAATCAGATGGCACAACAGTTACATTTACATCAACAACAACTAGTCCTGGAACAAATGAGTTTAGAACACAAACAAACAACAACACAACAGCAAGTAATTTACAAACTGCTATAAATAGTCATGCAGATTTTACAGCTACAGTATCTAGTGCAGTTGTAACAATTAAAGAAACTACACCAGAAAGCACAGGATTTTTAACAGTAGATAGTCAAGATTCTGTTAGGTTAGCAACAACTAATGAATCACACGCAAAAGTAAAAAGTGTTACAGCTATATCAGAATCTACAGAGGATCAAGTTTATATAATTGTGCAAAGAATTATTAATGGCTCTACAGTACAATATGTAGAATATTTAGATAGTACACTAAATCAAGATTCTGGACTTGCAGGTACAGTAACTGGAGCATCTACAACAGTAACAAGTTTAGATCATTTAGAAGGTGAAACAGTACAAATACTTATAGATGATGCAGTATATCCAAAACAAATTGTAACTAACGGAGCAGTTACAGTTAACCTCCCAAGTACATTTGCAAGTAAAACAATAGAGGTAGGTCTTGGTTATGTATCTACTATAAAAACTCTAAGACCAGAAGGCACTGCAGCAGCAGGTACTGCACAAGGCAGGAAAAAAAGGTATAATGAAATTATTGTAAGATTATTAGATAGTGTTGGCGTAACTATTAATGGTGATCAACTTCCATTTAGAAGTTCAGCAGATGAAATGGGTGAGCCAATACCAGCGTTTACAGGAGATAAGAGAGTTACTAATTTAGGTTGGAATAGAGATGGTCAAATTACTATCAAACAAACACAACCCCTACCTATGACAGTTCTAGCAGTTACTGGAACTATAGTAACAACAGATTAAGATATGGATCCAATTACAATAGCATTAGCAGTTAGCACAGGAATTAGTTTTTTAGGCTCAGTACAACAAAGTAGACAACTTCGTAGAGCTGCAAGAGCTGACAAAAGACGAAGACAAATACAGGCAATGCAACAAAGAATACAAGCTAATGAAAAAGCTGCACTTATTTTGTCTGAAAAAAGAGCTTTACAAGCTGCAAGAGGAATTGCAATGAATCAAGGCTCAAGTTTATTAGAATCAACGGAAGTTACTAAAAATTTAAATGATACTTTGTATTGGATAGAAAAAGGATTAATTTTAGACAATGCTGATTTAGATTTTAGACTTGCTGGTGCTTTAACAAAAGAAGCGTACAATAGAGGAATTAATTTAGTTTCTGGAATTGCTAACACATATTATATAGGAAAACAAAGAGCAAGGATTCCTCGTGATGTAGGGACAGCAGGTGCAGCAACTGCTTTAGGTGGAAGTAAAATAGAGGGATTAGGTAGAACAGATTTGCCAAGTGGTCAAGGAACTTTATTAGGATAGTGAAATTATATGTTAAGACCAAGAAATTTTAAAGGAGTAAGTCCAGAAATTGGTACAGTAGCTGTTAAGGGTAGTGATTTATTAGGATCTGCAGGTAGTGCAAAAACATCTGGCCTTGCTGATTTAGTAACTCAAATAGCACGTTATCAAACAAACCAAGATCTTCAGGAAGAATCTATTAGAGTACAAAATAAAAATACTGTTGAAACTGCAAAGTTAGAAAGAAGATTACAACTTTGGATGGATAATTTAAAAGATCAAGATGATTTTGGCACAATGACAGTTGAAGAATTTAACAGACGTTGGAATGAGAATGAACAAAAAGAGCTTAGATTTTTAAAAGATACTGTTTATAAAAATGATGATGCTGCATTTGCAAAATTTGAATCTGCATATTATACAGTTTTTAATAATAACAGACGTATTTTTAGAGCAGAAAAGCAAGATAAAATGATGCTTGATACTTTAATTACTCTTAATAATAAATCAATTAATAGAAACGAACAATTAAAAACTTTAGAAACAAAGCACAAAAATATTTTTGATAGCAACGCTATATGGACATGGTATGAAAGTGAAAAAGTTGCAATAGAAAATGATGCAAAACAAAAAAATAAAATTAATGGAACAGGAACTCAGCCTGAAATAGAAGCAGAAACAAGACTTTTAAGAGTAAATACATTTAAAGAAATATTTTTAAAAGCAGGGCAGTTTCAAAAACCTAATCCAGCATATAATCCAGCAGAAGAAGAATCTGAAACAAATAAATTAACGATTCCTGATTGGCAAAAAATAAAAAAATACTTAAAGGACAATGATGAAATATATGGTGAATTTTGGTTGCCTGATGAATTGGAAGAACTTAACAGATGGGCTGGTAGCACACAAGATAATGATGATAAAATAAATGCTAGAGATTTATTAAATAAACAAAATAAAGGAAGAAAAATAATAACAGAAGCATTATTAAAAGATCCAGCTAGTCAAGATTACATAACTGATGATAAGATTAGAGAGATTGGACAGCAATATAATCTTGAACTAAAAGAAATAAATCTTTTTGTAAAATCAAGATTAAGTTTTACAACTGTAAAAGTAGACGAAAGTAGTAAGAAAAGATTTGCATTTTATTCTAATTTAATTTTAGCAGGACAAATAACTGATATAAATGAGGTAGTTGCAAATTCAAACCTTGATTTTGTTGAATCCCGAAAAATACCTTTTGATTCTAAAGTGGATAAAGCAGGTGATTTTTCTGTGCTTTCTGATCCTTTGTTAACTGCTGATGATAAAATTAGATTAGGAAATTTAATTGCAAGTGTAAAGAAAAATGCATCAGAAATAAAAGCATCAAATAATTTATTTAAAAACAAAGTTAAAACTTTTAAAAAAGCTATTCAAGGTACAATAGGTGCAAAGTCAGGTGGTGGAGATATTAGGTATGGTAATTTTGAGTATGAAGCACAAAAAAGATTTTATGAAAAATTAGGCACATCAAGAGATGATGGCACTACTATTACAGCTGATGATTTATTAAATCCAAATAGTAAAGATTATATTTTTACTGACGAGTTTGTAGGTTCTTATAAATTAGATATACAAGGGCAAATAACTGAAACTAACGAAATTAATTTTGATTTAAAAGATGATAAAAAAGACAAAGATTTTAATAAAGATGGATTGCCAATTATAAATTCACAAGATGAATTTGAGGACTTAGCAAGTGGTACAAGATATGTTGATGGAAAAACTGGTAAAGTAGGACAAAAACCATAATGGCATTAGATAGATTTGGTGGACAAATTATTGACACATCTACTGATAGATTTGGTGGCACTATAATTACTGATCAAAACAAAGGAGTTTTGGCAAAAGATGCTTATGAAAAATCAAGAGATCGTGTTGCAAAAGAAGCTCGTGGTTTTTGGGAAAATATTTCTAATGCACTTGTAGGTGAAGAAGCAGAATGGGGAGAATATTGGAACAGAGGTCTTGGAAAAACTAATATTTCTTTAATGAGCCAATATTATTTTAATAAAGAAATAGGATATGGATGGGAAAAAGCATTTGATGATGAACCTGAAGATACAGGTATTTTAGAAAGATTATTAGAATCAGGTGTAGCTTTAATAGGCGATATACCAACTTTTGCAATAGGTGCTTTACCAGCAGCAGCTTTTCCTAACCCAGCAACAATAGGTTTTTCAGGTGCTTTTTTTAACGAAGCTCTTAAAACTACTTACTTAGAAGCATTACAAAGAGGTGATGTTGACACTTTCACAGAATGGTGGGACATATTTATGAAAGAGGGTGTTAATAATGGTCTTAAATCAGGATTAATGTTAGGAACAAGTTTGGCTGTGCCTGGGTTGGTTGGAGCAAAAGGTTTGATTGCTTCTACTGTTACACAAAGTGCAGCTTTTGAGGCTATGGGTGTTTTGGTAAATGGCGAACTGCCTACTAAAGAAACTATAATTAATGATGCTTTGTTGTTTGGTCTTTTTAATTTAGGCTCATTTGGAAGAAAAAAAGCTGCTAGAGAACAAATCAAAAACAATTTAAAAAATAGCTATCAAGTTGTAGAACAATTAACTATAGATACTACTAGATGGATGGAAACAACTGCTATTAATTTAAAAAGTTGGAGCAAGGGCAAAAAACCAGATGAAACTGCAAAACCATTAGAGCCAGATAATCCTAATTTAAGAATATTGTCTGGACAAACAAACCCAAAACTATATTTACAAAAAACATTAGAAAGTTGGGAAGCACTTGCAGAGAATATACATACTCATTGGTTTGATCAATTATATCCAATTAAAAAAGTAGTTGAACAAATGTATGGCAAAAAAACTAAATCAACTTTTGCACAGCAAACGTCAAAATTAGATCCTTATGAATTATTTAGAAATTTACCAGGAGCAATGGAGAAAGCCTTAATATGGGTTGAAGATGGTCCTTTTAGTATTTTTAGTGGTAATAAATATGATGCAAAAGGTTTAAACAAAGTATTTGAAACATTTAAAACACAAGAAGATTATGATGGTTTTATAGAATATAGAGGCTCTTTAAGAGCTTTAGATGAATTAAAAAAGGGTAGAAAAATTGTAGATGAAGATGGAACATCTTTCGAATATGAAAGAGCTAGAGAATTTATAAAAAACAATAAAGATAAATATGATGATATTAACAATGAGTTTTCAAAATATAATAGAACACATTTATTTATTTTAGAAGAAGCAGGAATTTTAAGTCCTGAACTTAGAGTTGTTATTGATCTTTTAAACAGAAATCATTTTCCATTTCACCAATTAGATGAAGGGTTTGATTTGACAGGACCTTCAAGTAAAAGGGTAGCTTTTCCGTTGAAAAAAACACCAAAAGTTATAAAAGGTCCTTTTAAAGATCCTATTGAAACTACTTATAAAAATACAGCTTATTACGTACAATTAGCAGAAAGAAATAAAGCACTTCAAGCATTTTTTGATATGATAGATTCTGATCCTGATACAGCTGCAGCTTTAGGTATTACAAAACAAAAAAAAGCTACAAAAAAAACAGACATTACAGAAAAAGAATTATCAAAAATTTTAGATATAGATGAGCAAATCATAAAGGATGCTGGTCTTGAGAATCTAAGTATATTTAGAAAAGAAGGCATTGTTTCTGGAAATGATATTAGTGTTTTTAGAAATGGTAAAAAAGAAACATACACAGTACCGAAAGAATTAGTTGAACCACTTACAGGCACAAATTCTTTTTCAGCAACAGTAACTTCTTCAGCATTAGCAAAAATAACAAAAGCTGCTAAGGTAAGTCAGGGTTTAAGATTAGGTGTTATTTTAGATATAGCATATTGGACCAAAAACTTTTTTAGAGATACTATTTTTACAGCAGTAGTAACAAGAAATGGATTCGGAGTGCCTTTTTTAAGAACTTGGGAAGGTTTTACAACTTTGTTATTTAAAAATAAAAATGCACAAATTATTAAAGAATTTAGAATGAGTGGTGCATTAAGATCTACTTTTACACAATTTCAAAGATATGCTGATCCAGCTTTTAGAGAACAATTAACATCAAGAACTGTTGTAAATCAAGCATCAAAAAATCCTTTAAATAAATTTGTAGAACTTTTAAGAGCAGGTGCAGAATATTCAGAAATGTCTGCAAAAATGGGTGAATTTTTATATGTTAAAAGAAATTTAGAGAAATTAAATTTAACAAGAATTGATAAATTATCTAAATCTGAAATACTTGAAAGGGCTGGTTTTGAAGCTAGAGATTTATTTGATTTTGCAAAACAAGGTTATAGAGCTGAAGCAGTTAATAATTTTTCTGCTTTTTTTAGTTCACAACTTCGTGGCTATGACAAAATGTTTGACGCTTTAAAAAACAGGCCAATAGAAACTACATTAAAAGCAGGTTTGTATATTACAACACCAAGTATTTTGTTGTGGATGGATAATCATGATGATCCTTTATATGTTGCTTTACCTCAATGGAGAAAAGATTTGTTTTGGAATATATCTATTAATAAAGGAACAGAAGATCAATTTTTCTTAACTATACCAAAACCTTTTGAATTAGGTTTATTATTTGGTACTTCTTTTGAAAGAGCTTTAGATTATGCTTATAAAACAAATCCAGACGTAACTAATAATTTTTTATTAGAAAATTTAAAGAATATGGGTTCATCACTTACATTAGGTGCAACACCTGATTTACTTAGACCATTTGGTGAAATATATTTTAATAAATCTATTTTTACTGGCAGACCAATAGTGCCAGAATCTCGTAAAAATGATTTGTTTCCTGAATTTGAAAAAGATTTATATACATCAGAATTTGCAAAAAGTTTGGGAAAAATTAATGGATTGTTAAATTTACCAAAATTTTTACAAAGTCCTAAAAAATTAGATTATATAGCTGATGCTTGGTTTGGTGGATTAGGAAAACAATTAAGAGATTTATATGATTTTACTGCAAAAAAATTAAATTTAATAGACAGCCCTACACCAAGTACTTTTAACAAAGATTGGATAAAAAATTTAGACAAACTTCCTTTTGTAAAAGCATTTGTAATTAGACAACCTGGGATGTCATCTAGTCATATAGAAACATTTTATAATAATTTAAATAAATATAAAGACATGGATCGTGCTTATAATCAAGCTCTTACAATTCAAGATGAAGAATTACGAAATGATACAATAGCAAAAATACAAGCTGAAGATCCTTTAGGTTTTAGTAAATACATACTACTTAAAAACAACCAAGAAATTATATTAGAACTTAAAAAAATGAATGAACAAAATTACATATTATATCAATCAAATTTTGGTAAAAAAGAAATAGAAGTTATAAAAGAAATTAAAAAACAACTTGGTAAAAAATCAACACCTAAACAAATTTTACAAGAATTAAAGAAAAGAGTAAAAAGTAAAATTAATTATGAAGATGACACTTTGTTATTTTTAATTCAAGATGCAGTTGGAGATGGTACATTTATTGGTAAATTTTTACCAAGTACAAATGAGTTACAAGATTTATTAGATAGAAATTATAAATTAATGATTGATGTAGCTAAAAACATAAATGAGCTTTTAAGACAAATAGATTCAAACACTGCTCCAAATGATGAATCATATAGAAATCCTGTTTTAAAATCAATAGGCTTGTGATATAATAGTGAGGGAATACATATATGGCAATATCAACAACAATTATAAAGAACAGCTATAGTGGTGATGGATCTACCGATACTTTTGCATATCAGTTTAAAATAACTGCAGATGCAGACTTACAGGTTATTATTAGGTCTTCAGCAGGTACAGAAACTGTAAAAACTTTAACAACACATTATACAGTAACTGGTGCTGGTAACGCATCAGGTGGTAATGTAGTTTTTGAATCTGGACATATACCTACAGCTACGGAAACAGTGGTTATTAGAAGATCTACAACACAAACACAAACACTTGATCTTGTTGAAAATGATCCATTTACAGCAGACTCTGTAGAAGGTGCATTTGATAAAAACTTAGCAATAGCACAAGAACTTCAAGAACAAATAGATAGAAGCATAAAAATTTCCAGAACAAATACTATGACCTCTACTGACTTTACCACATCTGCTACTGATAGAGCAAGTAAAATTCTTGCTTTTGATACAAGTGGTGAAATTTCAGTTACACAAGAACTAGGTACTTTTAAGGGTACAGACGCTACAGTAACTACTGAAGCCTATGTGCAAAGAGATATAATAAAATCAACAACATCATCAGAACTAAATAACGTATATATTTGTGTAGCAGATGCAGTTGTAGGAGATTCTTTAACAGATACAGATCATTTTGCATTATTAGTAGATGCTGTAAGTGCAGCAACAAGTGCTACAAATGCATCTTCTTCTGCGACAGCAGCTGCCTCTTCAGCTACTACAGCAACAACAAAAGCATCTGAAGCATCTACAAGTGCATCAAATGCTTCTACTTCAGCTAGTACAGCAAGTACACAGGCAACTAATGCTTCTAATAGTGCAACTGCAGCAGCATCATCAGCTACTTCTGCTGCTAGTTCTGCAACTACAGCTACCTCTAAAGCATCTGATGCTGCAACATCTGAAACTAATGCAGGTAATTCAGCAACTGCGGCAGCCTCTAGTGCAACAAGTGCTAGTGGCAGTGCTACAACTGCAACAACAAAGGCTAGTGAAGCTAGTACCTCAGCTACCAATGCAGCAGCTAGTGCAACTACAGCTACCACACAGGCATCAACAGCGACTACAAAAGCTAGTGAAGCAGCAACAAGTGCTACTAATGCAGCTACTTCAGCAACAAATGCTGGTAACTCAGCGACTGCAGCTGCGTCAAGTGCAACAAGTGCAGCAGCTAGTTTTGATAATTTTGATGATAGGTATTTAGGAGCTAAATCTTCTGATCCTTCTGCTGACAATGATGGAGATTCTTTAATTACAGGTGCATTATATTTTAATAGTTCATCAAATGAATTAAAAGTATATAGTGGTTCATCATGGGCAGCCGTAGCACCAACTGCAACAAGTGCTAGTGATATTTCATCAGGAACACTAGCTGATGCTAGACTTAGTTCAAATGTAACATTAAATGATGGAACACAAACACTTACAAATAAAACTTTAACTACACCTGTTATTGCATCATTAAATCAAGCAAGTGGTAGCAATACATTAACAATGCCCGCTGCTACAGACACATTAGTTGGTAGAGCAACAACTGATACTTTAACAAATAAAACATTAGATTCAGCTACACTAACAAAACACGTGCAAGAAACTGCAACTATATCAGCGACTGCTGCAACTGGTACTATTAATTATGATCTTAAAACGCAATCAATATTATATTTTACTAGTGATGCAAGTGGTAACTTTACAGTTAATTTTAGAGGAGATGGTAGTACAACATTAAATAGTATTATGGACACAGGTGATGTAGTTACTGCAGTATTTTTAGTTACAAATGGTAGTTCAGCTAAATTTAATAATGCTTTTCAAGTAGATGGTAGTAGTATTACTCCAAAAAATCAAGGAGGCTCATCTTATTCAGCTGGTAATGCTAATAGTATAGACGTGTATACATATACTATAATTAAAACAGGAGATGCAGCTTTCACAATGTTGACAAGCCAGACACAGTTCGCATAATGGCACCAATAATTACAACAATAGGACAAGCAAGTGCTAATGCTTTTGGACAAAGAGCAGCTGGTGGTATAGAAGATGTAGTAGCTGGTAATCAATCTTTTACAGCTAACGGAACATTTACATTACAATCAGATGTTCACTACAACAATCTTATATTTCGTGTATACGGAGCAGGTGGTAGTGGTGGTGGTGGAAACAGGTCTACTATTAAAAGTGGAAGTAATTTAGGTGCAGCAGGTAATTCAGGTGGGTTATCAAGTGTAGCTAAATCTGGCATTACAACTATACAAGGTAATGGTGGTGCAGGTGGAGCTGGTGGAAGTGCTGCTCCAGGTGGAGGAGGCACTGCATCTGGTGGCGATACAAATACTACAGGTAGTACTGGTGGTGGAAACTCAGGAACATCTGGTGGAGCAGGTGGCGACCCAGGTGGTACAGGTGAAACTGGTTACAACTCAGGAAGAGGTGGAGGAGGAGCTGGTGGAACTGGCCAAGGTGATAACAATGCCCAAGGTGGAGATGGTGGTGGAGGCGGTGGCTTTGCCAAAAAAACCTTTTCTGACTTTGATGGAGATGGAACAAGTTATACTATAACTATAGGTACTGGTGGTGCAGCAACTGCTGCAACAGGTGGATTAGGAGATGCAAGTAAAGGTCAAGCAGGTGAAAATGGTTTTGTATACGTGGAGTGGAATTGATGAAAAAATATGCAGTAACTGAAAACGGAGTAATAATAAAAGTAATAAATAGTGATGTTGATCCTGTGCCTAGTAATTATATAGACATGACAACAACAGATCCACATCATATTACAACAGAAGAAGCACAAGCATCTTATGATTTATTTAAAACAACAGATTATTTTCCTGGTTTAACAAACAAAGATGAGTTAAATGATTTAAAAATTATATATGATTCATCTATACCTATGACATGGTTTTATGAAATTTGGAGAGCAGGTGATGATTACAATGGAACAGGATATGTATTAGATGTGGATGCAGTATCTATAGCTTGTGTAACAGGCGATAACTCTGGCACAGCACATACGGAAGCCACTATTAACCTTATGAATTGGTTTAGAGATAGTTGGAATATACCTATAACCCTGTGTGAACCTCCTAAATCCAATGTTTTAGTACAAGCATGGTGTAAAAACTCGCTTGGTTTTACAGACACAGGTACACTATATAATGTTGAAGGACATGAATTTTATATATATAGGAGAACAAACTAATGTCAATAATAGATAATTTGTTAAGAAGAATACAAAAACTAGAAGATGACATGGAAGGTATATACGATATACTAGAAATAACAGAACCTGAAGATGGAGATATCTATTCTGATGATGTGATCTGTGAAGACGCATATCCAGACTGTGAATGTAATGATATGTGCGAGGATTGTGATGCCGAACATGTTGAGCAATAACGAGTTGACTGTAGAGATTGAACGCATGAAAGGTGATATACGTTTGATACACAAATCTATAGAAACTATAGAAAAAAACCATCTACGACACATAGAAGATGATATTAATAATATTAAAAAAATAATATGGACTGTTGCCTTAGTGGTGGGTACACAAATGATTATTGTAATAAGAGAGCTAATTTTAAGGAGTACATAATGTTTGGATTGTTAGGAGCAGTAGTATCAACAGCAGTAGATTGTTTTAAACAAAGACAAGAAACTAAGAAGTACGAAGCTATGGCAGAAAGAAACCATATGTATCGCATGGCTCAGGGAGAGATAGACTACCAAGCTCAAGTAAGAGCAGATAATAATAATGGATGGAAGGATGAGTTTGTTCTTGTCATTGTATCATTACCAATTTTAGTATTAGCATATGCTGTATTTTTTGGTGATGACATGATGAAAGAAAAGCTAGACCTGTTCTTCCAATACTTTAATGGATTACCTCAATGGTATCAATGGTTATTGATAGGTATTTTTGGAGCTATATATGGACTTAAACCAGCAGCTGGTATGTTTGGAAAGAAATGAAACATATAATTATTTTTTTATTTTTAACCATAGGTGTATATGCGACAGATAATAGTACGTCTAATCAGACCAATACTTCAGGCAGTAACACGTCTATATCGGGTGGTTACACGTCAACGACCACGAACACATACTCAGGAGGTCAAACTAACACCACGACCAATAGCACGAGTAACACGACAGAAAGTCAAGCAATACCAGTAAGCTCTGCAATAGCACCTAGCATGAGTAGTTATTCACAAGACTTGTGTATAGTAGGTTTGTCAGGATCAATGCAAGTAACTGGTTTTGGGGTAGCAGCAGGAAGCTATATAATAGATGAAAATTGTGAAAGAATGAAACTAAGTAAATTACTGTATGATTTTAATATGCGTGTAGCTAGTATAGCTATACTGTGTCAAGATGATAGAGTGTTTAGTGCCATGGAACACGCTGGATCTCCTTGCCCGTTTGAAGGACAGATAGGTGAAGCAGCAACTGAGCAATGGAAAAAGTATGATGTAGAAAGACCTGACTATAA